GCTTTGTGTAGCCCATCTTAAATTTTCTCTTCTATTATCTAATTTATCACGATTAATATGGTCAATAGAATATTTTTTATCATTAATTTTTTCATCATTAGGGTCTTTATTTTTAATTATAAAAGAGTGTAATGTTATTTTTTTTTTTGTGATTGGGTCTTTTGCATAAGCATATCCATTACCTTGAACAGTCCAAGCGGGTCTATATGGTTTATAATTTTTAAGTAATTCAACATCTTTAATAGATAATGTAGTACAAAGAGTATTATCAGGATTACAAGTCATTTTGTAATATTTTTCTTTAGTTTCAGTATTTTCTATTAAATAACAAAAATTTTTGTATGAACCAGCGTATCTACCGCCACGTATATAAAGACCATCGTCTTCACTTAAAACAACTTCATGTTCGTAAAACATATTATAATAAATTATAAAATGTTTTATTTAAATCAATTTTATTATTGATTGTTAGTTTTAGGATTAACTTAAAAGAATTCCAATTACGCTTAATTACTGTAAGCAAGCCCTCCCATACCCGACATAACACGAAGGACATTGTAGTTGGTGGCATATACGCGGACTTTGGCAGTATTGGCTGTGCCGATGGCAGCAGCGGAAACGACCAACTGGAGAGTGGCGTTGTCAATACGACTGAAGTTACAGGTTCCAGATGGCTGGTGTTCTTCAGGGCGAAGAGCGAACGAATAAACGTTAATACCAGTGTCTGGAGTGCGCGTGTGATGTTGGAATGGTTGAACCAAATCGAAGTAACTTCCTTCACGTTCAGAGAAGCGGTCTTGGCCGTTCAATTGAAGTTTGGCAGTTACAACTGGATTTTCACCCCAACAGTGCATTTTCAAGGAAGTTTCAGCAAGAACGAATGCTCCAGCATCAGAAACACCGTGAAGTTCGGCGCCAGCAGGGAAGGCACCGGTCAATTCGGCGACAGCGGCGCCAATAGCACCACTTGCTTCAGTTCCGGCGGCAACGGCGGAGTTGGCACTTGGAGATTGGAACAAACCATCAGAACCAATAACACCTGTGTTGGCGGCACCGGCGGCACCGTTATTCAATTGTTTGGTGGAACTGTAAGCACGGATGGAATTTGGCAAAGCATCGACGGCATCAGTGTAGTTAAATGGCTGAGCGCCCAAAGCTTTGTTAAGAACCTTGTCTTGGACGAAAGAGTCACAGTAACTGACGTTGGAGTCAGGCTGGACGACCCATACAAGTTCTTTGCATGGATGATTGAAATTCAACTTGATTTTGTTGGAAGAGGAACCGATAGATTCATCACCAGTGAATTGAAGTTGTTCAATCAAATATTCGTGTGGGTTTTGTGCCATACGTCTTCGTTCATCAGTATCAAGGAAGATGTAATCGACGTAAAGAGAGGCGGCAACCAAAGATTTGGCGTAAGCACCGGTCGCTTTAACGTTGGCGGCAGTTCCTCCGGATTCATTTACGTTTTTAACGGCGAAAAGGCATTCGTCCATTGGGCGAATTTCGATATTAACCTTAACTTCGTGGTATTGCAAAGCAATCAAAGGCAAAGCAAGACCGGGGTTTCTACAGAACCAGAATTGGAGAGGAACGTATAGAGTTGTTTCTGGAAGAGCATTGCGAGGAGCACATACAGCTTCAGGAACATTTGCAGCGCCACAAGCAGTTGCTACGTCAGCAAAGGCGGGGTCTGTCAAGTAAGTAAGTTGCGTGGTGTTACCGACCATTTTGGAGTAACCATCTTCTTGTTCGGAAGTTTGGGTCAATTGGTTCCAGATGTGCATCCAGTCACCATATTGTCGGTCGATTCTCTGACCACCGATTTCTACTTCAACCATGGAGATCATTTGTTCCCCGGGGCAATCCAACCATCTAGCATAGACGTTGGTTGCGCCAGGTTCATCATCTTGATTAATTTCAGGGAGAGTTACTTGTAAATATGTTCTGTATGCAAGGTCTCCGTTTCTGGAAACAGTGCATTGAATACGGCGTCCGAAATCGGCTTGTCCGTTGAACGTTTGTTCGATACTTTCCATAGCAAAGTTAGTGTGTCGTCTGTAGGTCACTTTCCAGAAAGTGATTTGGGGATTACCCGTAAGGTACACATCTTGTGCACCGTAAGCTACTAGTTGCATTAAACCGCCACCCATTTTATAATATTGCTAAAGAAAAAAAAATTATTAAATAAGCATTAATTAATAATTTTATTAAATATTATCTATATCGAAGTTTTTAACCATAAATCGTCTTAAATAATCGTCTAACAAGACCTCTTTCTTACCTTCGTGTTTTTTATTAAATATATAAATATCCTCTTTTTTATTAATGGTCCATCCGTTTTCTAAAGCATTGTATATAAAAACCATTTTATGTAATTTTATAGAGTCTATTTCTACGGTATCTTTTGTATCAAATTGGATGTTTTCCATTTATCTAAATAGTGAAAGTAAAAATACAAGTATTACGAATAAATGAATTACTAAAAGTATTAATTAAAGTTTAAATAAAGTATGTATATAAATGCCTTCTTTTAAGCCCAAAGCTAGTAAAAAAATCAAAATAAACAAAAAATCAATTATAACACTGGACAGCAAACATGATGAAAAAATGGTAGAGTTTGTAGATATAAGCAACAATATAATTCCAAAACTAAAAAGAAGGAAAGTCATAATCAAGAATAAATTAAAAGGGGGTGTGAACATTGATGAAAAATTAATATTAAAGGATGAATTATCAGATATAAGAAAGAAAATTGCGAGGTTAAAAAACGAGAAAAAAGAATATTTATTACAAAATTCAGAATATATATTTGAATATTTTGAGAAAAAGAAAGATATATCTAAAGGTAAGTCAAAATCGATTAAAGTGATGAATTCTTTTTTTAATAAAAGTCAAAAAGACGATACTCAAAAAGTAGAAACAACTAATATCAACAAATATTTGATAAATCTAGATGATTCTTTTTTGGATATAAATAATTATAAAGTAAATTATGAATTGTGTACAAAATGTAATGGAGAATATATACCAGTAGACCATGAGGGATTGATAGTATGCAATCAATGTGGCAACCAAAAACAATATTTAATAGAACATGAAAAACCAAGTTATAAAGAGCCTCCTAAAGAAGTGTGTTTTTATGCTTATAAAAGGATAAATCATTTTCGTGAAATATTGGCACAATTTCAAGCAAAAGAAACTACACAAATTCCAGAAGAGGTTTTAATTGATATAAAAAACCAAATCAAAAAGGAAAGGATTTCTTTAAAGCAAATTACAAATAAGAAGGCGAAAGATATATTGAAAAAGTTAGGATATAACAAATATTATGAACACATACCATTTATTAAAGATAAATTGGGTATAAAACCACCAGTAATGACACCGGAACTTGAAGACATATTATGTAATCTATTTATGGAAATACAAAAATCATTGTCCTGATGACAGAGTAAATTTTTTGAATTATTACTATGTATTATATAAAATGTGTGAATTATTAGATGAAAAAGAATTTTTACCATTTTTTCCAATGTTAAAAGATCCAGTTAAACGCATAGAACAAGATGAAATTTGGAAGAAAATATGTGCGGAATTATGTTGGGAATTTATTCCAACAATATAAAATTAATATAAATACTAAAATTTGTATTAATATAATGGAAAAACTGAAATTTCGCAAACTCGAAGAACCACTTTTGAAATGGATAGGTGGGAAAAGGAAACTACTAGATAATATATTGCCAAAATTTCCGGAAAAAATAAGACATTATCATGAAATGTTTGTAGGTGGAGGAAGTGTATTATTTAGATTTTTATGGTTAGTAAAAAATAAGAAAATAGATGTTAAAAAAATATATGCTTATGATTCTAATGAAATATTAATTGCTTTTTATAAACAAGTAAAAGATGATTATAATAAGTTATATGAAACTATAATGAAAATAAAAACGGCAGGAGAAAAATGTGATAAATCTGAATATTATTATTATATTAGACAAAGTTACAATTCTACAAAAGAAATAAATATAGGAAGAATAGCAGAATTTGTATACTTAAATAAAACAGGGTTCAGAGGTCTTTATCGTTTAAATAAAAAAGGTGGATTTAATGTTCCATATGGTAATTACAAAAACCCTGAAATAGTAAATCTAGAACATTTAAAAAATATAAGTGAAAAAATACAAAACGTAGAATTTATTTGTTCTGATTTTGAAGATATTAAAAATATAAAAAAAAATGATTTTGTTTATATGGATCCACCTTATGTTCCAGAGAAAAAAGGAGGATTTGTTAGTTATAATAAAGATGGATTTACACAAGAAAAACACGAAGCTTTATTTAAAATATGTAATAACTTGAAATGTAAATGGGTATTAAGTAATTCAAACGCAGAAACGGTTAAAGACGCGTTGAAAAAGTTTAATATTCAAGAAATATATGCTAGAAGGGCAATTAATTCTAAGAATCCAGAAGCAAAAACAAAAGAGTTGATTATTTATAAATAAAATATTAATTAATTGTTAATATTTTAAAAAATTATAGAGCACTTATCGTGGGAAACCAACCAAGTTGGCGCCAATACCGAATCCAGCACCGGAACGAGCACTTACAGCCATACTAGGGACGTAAGTATCCAAAATACTGAATGTAGCAGCTGCCGTCAAGGCAATCAACAAAACTTCGTCGAGATTCAAACTTTTCTTTGGGATGGCATAAGCTGCAATAGCAACCATGATACCTTCAACCAAGTATTTAACAGCACGGCGAACTACTTCGCCAAGATCAATCATATCACCTAAATTTCCAAGCATTTATACTAATTATTCAGAAAAAAAATAATTAAGAAAATTAAAACTTAAATAATAAATTTGCTAATATAATATAATTAATGGCAAGCACGGCTTTTACTAGAAAAACCAATTCAAACGGCACAGTAAACCATAAATACGTGGATTTACTAGAGGAGGATAAAGCAATTTCAGGACAGAAATTTGTTTGTGTAAGTTTTGTCTCCCCTGAAAATGTTTTAATGCAAAAAAAAGATTACTTTTTCTCAGAATTCCTAAAACACTATGATTTTTCTAAATCTGTAAAAAAATTCCACCAATATCTAAATTTCATTTCATTCAAATATAATATCAAAATGGATGAACTGATGTCCGATTTTGAAGAATATGTTAAAAGTGAAAAAGATACATTCGAAGTAGAAGAAATAAAAGGAGAATACAAAAGTTTTATGGATGCCAAGGAAGAAAAATTACAAGACGAGTTTGGAAAGATAAATAATTTCCAAACTTGCGTAAGAGGTCTAAAGGTTAGAGGAAGTTATTCTACACAAGAAGAAGCTGAATTAAGATGTAAATTATTAAGAGAAGTTGACCCAAACCACAATGTTTATGTAGGACCGGTTGGTATGTGGATGCCTTGGGAACCAGAAGCATACAAGACGGGAAAGGTTGAATATTTGGAAGAGGAATTGAACCAACTAATGAGTGAAAAAATTAAAAATGAAGAAAAAGCAAAGCAAGAATTTGAGAAACGAATATTAGAAACAAAAAGAAAAGCAATCGAAGATAATATTGCAATGGCTCGAAAAACAGGAAATAAATTAACGCAAAATATTGATAAAGAAGGAAATTTATACGGTGTTAATAATACGATTGAAGAAAGTTTGAAAACAAAAGGAGATACAATTACATCCGCGGACATTAAAAAAGAATTATTTGAAGGAGATGATATCGTAACCTCTTCTATGAAAAATGCGCCTAAACTAAAGTCGGCTTTAAAAGACGACAATGATGATGAAGCTTAAAAATTGAATTAATAAAATGTAATAATATTTTATTAACATATAATAATGAATACTAACAAGATGCCAACAACCAACCTACAAGTTTGTAAAACAGGGAAAAAGAAAAAAACGAAAACACCAAGATGTCAACATTTAGAATGCAATAAAAAAATAAAACATTACATGGGAAAGTGTAAATGTGAAAAGTTATTTTGTAGCAAACATAGATTACCACATCAACATAAATGCGATGAAGATTACAAAATAAACAAATTAGAATTTATTAAAACAAATGGATTGGGTGGCGGGAAATTCAGGCAGGTAGAAGCTATTTAAATTATAAATACAATTTAAATTTAATATATAGTACTAATATCATGACCGATTTTGGAACCATGTCGATGTATATTGATAAAAAAAGAGAAAATAGCAATCCAATTAATATACCAAGACGAAAACCAGCAATATGGATACCAAACCAAAAAGTTGACAATTGTTTCAATTGTAATTCTAAATTCAACTTTTTTAATAGAAAACATCATTGTCGTGGGTGCGGAAGAATTTTTTGTTCGACTTGTAGCAAATATCAATCAAATAATAATAGTTTAATTAACACCGCGACACCTCCAGAAAATATGAATACATATTTAAATAAATTAAATACTTGGTATAACCCAAAAATAAAATTATGTGCCGAATGTTATTCGCATACTAAAACAGTTGATAAATCTAAAAATACCATTATTATATTATCTAATTTGCCTTTGTTAATGATCGATCTTTTAAAATTAAGAGAAGTATCCAAGGAATGGTGTGAAAGCATCAATTATATATTAAGCGTTTATAGGAGTATCCAATATAAATTACCAGGACAAAAATTTTCAAAGTTAGAAAGACAATTATTATGGAATCATAGATATGAATTCAAAAATCATTACTATTGGATATCTAAATGTTTAACCGCAAATAAACATAAATCCGTAAAAGAGATGGCATTATTATATAAATTTTATTCTACTTCAAAAAAAGAAACCATTCCTTGCAAACACCTATTATGCCGAACCGATTGCAATAACCTTTGTAAACCAGAAGATATACTTGAGATTGGATATAATGTTGATTTAAATAAATTTCCATTTTTTCAAGTATATTTAATGGATTTGTTATTAATAAAAAATTCCAACTATTGGCAATTATTGCTACCTTGGATAATCGAATTATCAAAAATTTACCCCCAAATAGGTGCTTTGTTATGTGTTAAAACAACCGATACAGCATCATTGTATAACATATATTATGAAATAAAATACAATCTATCTTTCCAAGAAAATGAAAACCTTGAAGAAATTTTCAAAATATTAAAATCCAAATTAAAACATTATGAATTGATGAATGATATACGTAAAACAGATGAATTTATAAAATTTATACCTTTAACTATAAAAAAAATAGAAAATAAAATTCCACTAAAACAGATCGAACTTGATATAATGAGTTTTTTTTGTATTAATATTTCAATATCTATGCCTTGGAATCCAACGGAAAAATGCGTTGGTATTAAACTTAATCATATAAAACGATTAAATTCAAGCTCACGCCCATATATGGTCCCATTTATAATCCAAAATCAAAGCGGACATAAATATACAAAATATATATTAATAAAAAATGAAGATATACGAAAAGATAAATTAACAATGTGTGTATCAAAATGGATCACTATCGTATGTAATGATATTTTTACTATAAATACTTATAATGTATTCCCAATAACATTATCATATGGATGGGTTGAAATGATAGAAGATTGCGAAACATTATATAATATAAAAAATACCCATCAAAAAACACTGCAAAACTATTTAATGGATATTAATCCAAGAATTTCTATTTTAGATATGAGAAATAATTTCATTAAAACTTGCGTTGCTTCTTGTATTTTATGCTATATATTGGGCGTCGGTGATAGACATACTGAAAATATACTAGTTAATAAATACGGAGACTTGGTTCATATAGATTTCAGTTATCTATTAGGCGAAGACCCCAAAATAAATACAGAAATCAATATTACGCCAGATATGTTAGATATGTTAGGTGGATATAATTCACCAACGTTTATGAAATTCAAAAAAGTTTGTTCCGAAGCATATAAAAAAATAAGACGCCGCTCTTCTCTTTGGTATATGTTATTAACTTATTTAACTTTTAGCATACCAGCTATACCACAATATTATGATAATTTGGAGATGATAAAAATTCACACAATTGAAAGATTGATCCCTGGCGAATTAGATGAAGAAGGTAATATACAAATTATGAAAATTCTTGATAAATCTTCTACAAGTTGGACGAACCAAATATCTGAATATAGTCATAAACTTTCAAATAATATGAAGGATGCGGCTACTTATGTAAAATCCACAACAACGGGTATATTTAATATTGAACTATAACGGACCTTGTTGTTCTATATCTTAAAGATAATTTCTAATACAATATTAATGGAAGGTTCTGTTGTTTTAAATATAGAAGAAGAAATAACTGAAAAAAAAGCTCCAATATTAATAGACGGTAGAATAACAGAAAGTTTTGAAATTCAAATAGACCAAATTGACAAAGAAGTTGAGAAAAAACTACAAGAAATAGCTAGAAAAAAACACGACAATTGCAAAGACAATAAAGATGACGCAATATATTGTATTAAGGTGATATCATGCTTTGGATTGGCATTTTTATCTTTGTATTTAATTATACTATACAGAACAAATAATCAATAATAGTTATTTCATTATTAATTATTTAAAATTATGTTATTACAAAGATCCGATATAATTTTGAAAATAAGTTACATCTTGATTTAACCGTTCTCCAAAATCTCCATTCTGAACCAAACCATCGCCAATCCGACTAATATAATCTATTTGATAAGTAGAGAGGATTTGTAGTATTGCGGAAGGGTCATCTATGCCAACCAACTGTTGCCGCATATTATCACGGAAAATTTCTTCAATTGTTTCTGGTCCTGCTTCAGCATTTAAGCTTGAGATCGCGCTAGGCGGAAGTGTAAGAACTGGCATAGGTTGATGATCGTTTTTTGGATGTATTTCACCGGTTCGTGGAGTTTTTACTCCTCCTCTTTTCTTCCGCGTCTTTTTGCGGCGGCCACCATGTGGTTTTTTTTTCATTTCTTCTATAAATCGTGCTATTACCAAACTAATAGCACTAGCAGCAGAGCCCCTTTCGGTTGCTTGTTTTGTAACAACATTTTTATATTTTTCTTCTAATTCTTTAATATTTTCGGGTGGAACAATTTCCATTTCCCGTAAAATCTCGCTAAAAGTAAGCATTAATCTAGAATCTATAAAATCTTGAGCTTTAATATTTCTAGTAATATATTGTTCTTCTAATTTTTTTAATTTAAAATTATTCATACATTTTTGCCATAATTCTTTGAACTTTTCATCTCCTCCTTTTTTTCTACGCGTCTTTTTCTTGCGTTTTCCGCCACCCGCTGCTCCAGGGCTTTGATTACCACTATATGAATTCTGAATTAAATGACGAAAATCTGCTTCTGTTCGTGCTTGTGGGAGTTGGGGTTCATTTCCCATTTGTTGGAACATTGCTTGTCTTGCCCTATCTAAATGTCCTTGCCAACCGCTGCGATCTATACTATCGTGAAAATCATCAATTATCCTTCTTTGCTCTTGTAACCGATAAAGTTGATATTCTCTTGTATGCGGTGGACTACCATATTCATTCATATATGATTCTAATGCTTCCTCTGCTGCTCCAAAATCATAATAATCGCCGTCAAATTGTTCGACGTTCCAAGTATAATCTGGTTCAATAAAAAAACGAGATATAGTAGCTCCTTTGCCGCGTTTCTTACGCGTCTTTTTCTTGCGCCGTTTTCCACCTTTTTGTAATTTAACAGTTCTTTGTTTTTTACATCTAAACTTTCCTCTTTTATAACCTTTTCTTGTTATAACAGATTTAGTACAAATTCCAATAGCAATTCCTTCTTTTTTAAATTTTTGTTGAACTTTTTTTATGCAACTACAGAATTTTTTGGCTATAATTTTATCAGCTTTTTTCTTTATATTTTTGGATTTTTTTGGAACAGATAGTTTATAGAATTTTAATATTTTTTTATAATCAGATGTAGAAAGTTTCATAAAATATATATAAATTATATATATATTTTTAATAATTACCATTTATTTTTTTTCACATTAATTCTAGGTCCTTTAATTCCCATCTGAGGGTCATACTCGTCTTCTTCGTCGTCTGAAGCTAAATTTTTAGACATTTCCCAAAATTCTCTGGAACCTAATCTAAACTCTCCATGCGGAGCGGCTTTATACCAAAAAATCTGGTCTTCAAGTTTATTAGATTTGGCGTTGTTGCAGACTACCAAACATTCATAGTTTTCAGTGCATTGGTCCATTACTTGACAGAAACTTTCAAAGGTTGAAAACATACCAGCATAGTTTTCATAGATTCTTCTTCTATTTGTTAAATAAGGTTCGCGTAAAATAAATGTATAATCTATATTAGTTCTTAAATTAGGGGGAACACCAAGAGGGTACTGCATAGTAATAACAAGCATAATTTTCCAATGTCTTCCATTCATAAATAATAGACGCATCATTTTCTCTCTAGCCCAACCATTATCGTATAGACAATCATCAAGAATAACAAATGCTCTGCCATCAATATTTGTTCTACCATAAGCCTCTTTTTCTTTTTTGACTTGTTTCAAAACAATTTTTTGTCTTTTTAGTATATTTTCAATGATTGCTGTATTATATTCATCGTGAATAAATAATTTGGGGACAATTTTCCCATAAAATCCATTACCACTTTCTGTTCCAGAAATAACAGTTCCGATAGGAATATCTTGATGATAAAATAACATATCTCTAACTAAAAAACTTTTACCAGTATCTCTTCTACCAATTAAAACAATAACTGGTCCTGAATTAGTATTAGGGTCAAAACTAATATTTTTCATGTCAAACTTTTTTAATTCTAAATTCATTTGATATAAAAAAAATATATTAAAAATAATTAAAATGAACTTATTTAAGTTTAATATAACAAATTATATTATACATAAAACGTAAATGGCTACGCCAACACCTACGTCAACACCCCCTTTATTTACTGTATCTTATCAAAAGAATGATAATGAAGAACTTTTCAAACAAATGGATGATGTATTGAATGTTTATAATATGCAAAATTATGTGCCGATTTATAGTCGTTATTTTGAATTAAACGATACAAATAATAATTCGATAAATTTAAATCAAAAAAATACAATTGTATCTTTAGATGGAAAAAAAACAGAAAATATATTTGATATAAAAATTAAGAATGAATCAGGAGAACATTTAAGAAAATCTTTTTTTAAATTTAGCCCATTGTTCGATCCAGTGAAATACATGGTTGGAAAATATTCGCATATAGAAAAGGAAAAAATAAAGAAGCTTCCTAAATATAACGGTACAAAGGGATATACAAAAAAAGTTTTAGATGTAAATAACACATCATATGTTGATAGTTTTTTTTCATATTTATCAAGTAGGCTACTTAACGACCACGGGTTTATTCACGGAATTGATTTTTATGGGTCTTTTTTAGCAATACAAGATAAACACTTCTTAAATATATTTGACGATTTAGAATATTTATATGGTTCTGATTATTTTCATCAAAATAAAGATGAACTTTTTAAAACGGAAGATATAGATGAAGATATGCTAGAAGATGATACAAGATCTCATCGGAAAAAAATTAAATTTAAATCCGAAAAAATATCAATAAAAACAGACAACATAGATTTGGGAATAAAAGTAGAAAATTTAACAGCCGCGAATTTGCAAAAACATAATTCTGAAAGCCCAAATATAGAATCAAGCTTGAAATTATGCGAACATAATGTAAAAGTCAAAAGCAGCAATGAAAGTAGTGATAGTAAAAAAACAAATTCGACGTGTTCTTCAAGAA